TTAGAAACAGTAACGCAACGGTCAGACACAGTTGCGCATACCGTTTCATTTGAGTGCGTGCCAATGTTGCCAACCGGGTGTTGAGCCTGTCCAGCCTTCCCAAATAGCCAATGCGACTAGCAAGTTTGTTTCTGGGTTCCATAGATCGCCGCAAATGCCTAGGTCGTAATGTTGCATCCAGCCGATTGGCCAGTTGTCGTTAGGTACGCACCAGGTTGGCATGTTGATTTGCATTAGGCCGATGCTGTCGCCGTTGTCGCCTACTGCGTAGGGGTTGCATCCTGACTCAAGCCGCATGGCTAACTCGAGCGTGTCCAGGGCAGCCGCCGGCCAACCAATGCCGTAAGCCATGCCAATAAACGACTCACAGTCACCTGCCTGAATAGGGGGGGTACTACTAGGCAGGGGGGTGGGTTTTGGCGCATCCTGGGGCATTGTGACGCTTGTGGCAGGGGCGTAAATAGCGGTTTGTGGCTGTTTTGCAGGGTTTGGCACGTTGACGACCAATAGGCCGTAAATCCCGATAAGTGACGCCCAAACAAGTTTTGTTAAGACGGTCATGCGCTGTCGCCTGTGGTGCGGTCAATTTGATGGTCGTGATCTAGCCGAATGGGTGGCCCCCACGTCTGCCATTTGTATTTACGGAATGCGATTTGCGACATCATGCTTTTGTCCTCGCCTTGTCGTCTGAAGGATTGCACCATGACCTGTTGTCCGTCAGGCATCACGCCTGTGAACACTTCGTACAGAATGATGACTGCCTGCGTAGTAGGGGTGGGTTCAGACATAGCTGCCTCGCTGTCTTTAGGTTGCTGACAACCTTAGTGACGGTCTGTCAGGTAGTGGGGAATGCCTTAGCAAAGGCTTGCTGCACAAGGCTTTCGTTCTCTGCCATGGTGCGCGAGATTTCTATGTGCAGCCAGTCGCCGCCTGGTGCGCCTGTCACGGTTGGTGTGTCGTATTTGCGCCACGCCTCATGTGCATGTGGTTTTGGCATTGCAGTGCCTACTCGATCACAACGCCAACCGCGGCCGTGTGGGTTAGGCCAGTAGTCAATAATCATTTGTATGCCTAACAAATCCCAATTGTCTAAGGCTTGTTGCAAAAATGTGATTGCTTTGGTGCGGCCGTTGGTGACGCCTTTGCCGTTTGATTCCATAAACCTAAATGACAAATCCATTGCAACGCCTCGAGCATGGTTGCTAATTTGCCCTGGCTTGCCGCGTATGTCGCGTTGCACAAATGTGCCGTTATTCCACAATGCGCCCTGGCTATGTACGCCTGCAAGTTTGGCCCATAGTTCAGTACCAGGCAGTTTGTGGTTTACTATGCCGTATGTGCCGACAATGTAAGGCTTAGGTTGTGACGTCACTATTTAGGTTTGTCTTTCATGCCGTTGCTGGCAACTATGCCTGCCAATGTGCCAGACAAAAACGTGACAATCGTTGCCATAAGGCTTATGAACTCTTTGTCATTGGGTGCTTGTTCCATTGGTTGCGACACGAATAGCAGGCCGTACACAAAACCAATTACGACTACGGCAAACACAACGCCTAGTAGTACGCCTACGGTTGCAACCATGCGTGCGTGTAGTTGTTCAGCTGTGTAGCGCTCTTTCATGTCAGCACCGATCTACGGGTGTGCAATACGTTGGGCGTGTTGCAGGTTTGCTGTTGTTGCTGCGTGTTGTTTCGCAGGCCGTCAAGGTAAGTAGCGCCACGATTGCTACCCATTTCATTAGTCAACGGGTTCGGGTGGTGGTGGCACGATTACTACACCGTTTACAACTGACCAGCCGATTGCGGCAGGGTTTTCTGGCGTGTATTCGATTAGGTGCGCCGGGTCGGTGTTTACCCAGTCGGGTGCGACTACTTCGCAGTTGACTACTACGCCGTTGGTTACGTTTGGTTCAACGATTGCGACGGTGCGTTCACTCATACTTGGTACTCAATCCATACGTAGCCGCTGCCGCCTGCTGCACCGTTTGTGCCTGCTGTGCCGCCTGCGCCAACGGTCACGGTGATACCTACGGCGGGTGTGACTGCGCCACCTGCGACAATGTACGCCCCATCACTTGCCATCATTCCGGTTGAGGTGTTGCTAGTCCTAGTAGACATAACAGCACCTTTACCGCTATTCACCGCACCTGCTACGGCAGTACTTTGATCTACCACGTTAAACGCAATGTTAAACGCACCAGCACCAGTTGCTGTGACTGTTCCGCCTGCAAACGCTACTGAACTATTGCCACCTGCGCCTGATGACGCGCTGCCAATTCCGCCGCCACCTGCACTGATGTGCGCAATTGCATACGTAACACCCGCCGGGGGCGTAAAAGTACCTGACGCGGTAAATCGTTCTACGTTTGTCACGCTGCCAAGGTTAGCCCAAGCGGCACCGTCGTAGTACTGCACCTTGTTCGTAGATTCCAAATAACACAACTGGCCCTCAGCCAATGTCTTTTCACCAGCACCACCAAAAGCCGCATCACGTTCAGTAGTACCAGCAAAAACTGGCACACCCGTACGGGCGCTTTGATTTTGCTGATCTGCGGTTAATACCTGCGACGCAACAAACGTCGGTACTGTGGTCTGTGCATTGGCGCCCATGTCTTTAGCCTAGAACATTCTGTGCATCTATTACACCATAGATTGCGTCATTAAGAATCAGCTCATACACAATGGTGGTTGGTGCCGTGTAGTAAGTGATTGTGTGGCCTTGATTGAAGTTGATTTTGCCCATAATGCCCTCGATGCTGTATTCGGCTGCTACTGGGCTGCCTAGCCCTGGTATTTGTTTTTCTATGCTGATGGTGTCGCCTATGTCGGCTGCGGCTGCGGCTGTGCGTTGTGCGTCGGTCAGGTTGGCAAAGAAGGCTGTGACGCTGGTAAATCGGGGTTCTGGGTCAGGCTCGAGAAGGTAGGCAGCCAGCTCTGCTATTTGGCCAGCCTCATGCAAAAGGCTGTTGGTGATGCTCAAGTTTTGTGTGAAGTATTCGGCAATGCTGGCTGCGTCGCTGTCGCTGTCGGTTGTGCCGTTTAGCCCGGTCACGACGGATCTGTTTATTACGTTGTCGGCGTCAAACTCAACCTCAATGTCAATGTATTTGGCGCGTATGCCGTCGTCACCAAATGAGATTGTTGGGCTTGACAGCGTGTTGCCGATGCGATTTTGCGTTGTCAGTACGCCGTCGGCTGCCATAAATAGGCGGCCTTGTTCGGCTTGGTTGATTTGAGTTAGGTATTGCAGGGTGTTGGTACCGGCTGGCACGGTGTAATGACTGTCGTGGCCCAAGTTGACTGTGCCGGTAGCCAAGCTGGTTGTGCCTGTGTAGTCAACTTCTGGCAATGCCAACACGGTTGCGATGCGTTGCCCTGGCAGTTGTGCCGTGACATTGAGTTGATCAAGGTTGGTTTGTGCAAGTAAATAGAAATCATCGGCGCATTGCACGTTGACTGTGTTAGGGCCTGCCATTGCAAATTGGTAGTAGTACGACGTAACTACACCGACAAACAAATACACGCTGTTTCGCGACAAACGAATACGTCGCATAGGCGCCAAGCCAGGCTGATTGTTGGCTGGGTCGTAGTAGGGGCTGCTGGTGTCGTATGGGCCAAGGATGCCTGTCTCGTCACGCATCGTGAATGACATCGTGCCGGCACCAAATTGGTAGTCGGTTTTCTTGCGGCCGCGGTTGTATTGCACGTCGGTTGTGAAGTCTGTGATGTCAGCAAATTGTGTTGTGCCGTTTAACACGAATTGCGTGTTGTTGAGTACGCCTTTGGTTGCGCTGTCAAGTGTGAATGCGTCTTGTAAGAATCCTGTGTCTAGCTCGAGCAGGTAGTTGCCTGCCTGTACGACTGCGGCCGACACGTCAGACTGCAATCTGTAGGTCTAGCGGCCCTGACCTGCGGTTGTAATCGGTTAGCGCATCTACGATTGTTTGGCCCAGGCTTGCTTCAGCGACAGCTGCGTTGATGGTGATGTTGATGTTGTCTGGCATGTTGCGTTGTGGTTCAGCGGTAAAATCAAATGGCACAAATTGTCCTGTTGCAAAATCCATTCGCAAACTTTGGCTGCCGCCGCCTGGCATGTTGCCAAAACCTGCAGCGGCAGCGCCGCCTGTTGCAGCGCTACCGCCGCCGCCGCGTGGCGCTGAAGGAGTAGCAACGCTTACGGCTGGGCCGCCTGCAGGTATGGCTTTGATGAGTGATCGTTCGAGTAGGTCTGGCCCGGCAGTAATGCCTGAGCTGCCGCTAACTGAGCCGCTGCCTGGTGATGTAAAGCTGAACTTGGGCAACACGACTTTGGGTATGAGTGGCACGCTGACGCCTGGTATGAGATTGATTGCTGAGACAATGCCGTTGAGCATGAAGTTAAACGCATTGGCGATGCCCTCAAACACCATGACTATTGAGTTGCCCATGTACTTAAATGCGTTGATGACTGAGCCTGTTTTGTTGATGAGCAACACAAACGACGCAACGATGCCGGCTATTGCGACAACGACTATGCCGATGGGGTTGGCGGTCAGCGCAAAGTTAAATGCGATTTGTGCAGCGGTGGCAACTTTGATTGCGGTGTTTAAGACAAGGATTGCTGCCGACAACGCGCCAACGCTGACAATGAGCGCTGTGATGAGTGTTGTGTTTTCTTGTGCAAATGCAGCAAACGATTGCAGCTTGGGTAGCAATTTCTCGAGGATGGGCAAGAATGCTGCGCCAATGGATTCTTTGGTTTCTGAGATTGTTAGCGACAGTCTTTTCATTTGGCCTTCGGCGCTGTTGGCTGCTGTTGCTGCAGCGCCGCCTACAGTGAATGACAGTTCTTTCATTATTTGATCGAGTGATTCGCCTGCCTTGATGTTGTCGCGCACACTTGGCACAAGGTTGCCCAGGGCTTTCATGTTGCCGACAGCGGCTTTGCTTAGGGCGTCGGTGACGGTAGTAAGGTCTGTGCCGGTGGCTGCACTGATGTCAAGCGCCGTGTTCAGTAGGTCTTGGCTGTAGGTCAGGTCGCCTGTGGATTGCACCAGGCTGGCTAGGGCTGGCCTCAAAACGTCGTCGGCTACTGCGGCCGACATCATTGTTTTTTCAATGTAGGACTCAGCGACTTTGACGTTGGCTTCGCCTGCAATGGTGTTTTTTGTGATTGCTAGCGCCAACAATTCTTGCGCTTTGGCATCCTCAACAGCGGCTTTCGTTGCGCTACCGATTGCCAACGCAACACCAGCCAACGCTGCCGCTGCCGGTACAGCTGCCTTCTTAAGTGCAAATTGTGCCTTCTCGCCTGATGTTTCTAGTTGCTTAAACTCTTTGATTGCTTTGTTTAAGCCTTTGCCGTCAAACTCGCTGATGATTGGGATTACTACGGCCATTAGATTGCCTTGCTAACTGTTCGCATTACGTCGTCAATAATTTCACTAACTTGGCGTTCCACCTCATCTTGATTGGCCCGGTATGCCGGCCACAACGCACGACTGGCTTTGCCGTGTCGAGCCTCAAGGCCTCGCACCATGTTGGCACCTGCAGCGGTCTATGATTTGCTGGCAAGGTCATAGATGGTGTTAATCGTGCCGCCCCACGCAATAGTGAAAACTGCGAGGTTGGTCATGCGGCCGTTGTATTCGCGTGGCTTTTTGCCGCTTACTTTTGCCTTAATGTTTTTGGTTGCAAGGTTGGCTTGCCACGGTAGGGCTTTGTAGCCGCTGCGTGTAGTCCACGATCGGCCCCAGCCGCTGATTGGTGGCGCCTGTGGGGTTGCACGTTTGGCTGCGTCAACTACGGGTTTGCATACAGCCTGAAAATCTTTTGTGAGTTGTCGCCTAGCTACTTTGTCCAAGTTGTTTAGTTCGCGCAACGCCTGTTTTAGTCCAGCAATAGTTTCACCCTGTTTGCCAATGCTGGTGTCAACTGTGCTCATCGTTTGCCTGCTCTGCGTCGTTTCTCATCCAAGAGTAGTACCGTCGCCAGGTCTTGTGAGTCAAACTCGATGTTTGCCGGCCAGTAGCCAGTCGCAAGTAGCAGCCCTGCTAGTTGTCGTCTGACGCTGCCGGTTCCGTAGGGTTTGCAGGTTCTACCTGCTCAGTCTCAATCAGTTGCACAGATTCCAGCCAAGTTTCGTAGTCGCGGTTGTCGCGTTTTTCTACGTGTAGGCGATGCCAACAAAGGTATGACATGTCGTCTATGCCCATGCCCGTTGACAAGTCCTGCACACGTTTGCGTGATCGGCGTTCCCATGCCGCAAAATCAGCGAGCGTAATTTCTACGGTGTCAACCTGCGTTTTGCCTGCAAGTGTCAGGTACGTAATCTT